ATAAATACTCAACAAGATTAGAATTTAAGAATAATAATTATATAGCATATAAAGCGGCTCACCGAAAAAAATTATTAAATGAATTATTTAAAAATCACAAAAACATAGGATATACACGAAAATTTAAAAATTGTAAATAAACATTATAAATAAAAATATCTATATTAAAATAAAAATAAAAATAGATGATAGAAATAGGTGACAAAAAAATATTTTTTCCATTAAAATACATACCAAACAATTATCAATTACAATCATTAGATTTTATAAAAAAATCAATATTATCTGGTAACAAGTTCACATTAAATGAATTAAGTACTGGAGTTGGTAAATCATATTTAGTTATAATGTTTATTAATTGGTATAAAAATCATGTCAATAGTGAATCTAAGGTAGACATTCTCACGAACTCAAAAATTCTTCAAGAGCAGTATATAAAAGACTTTCCATTTATAAATAACTTTAAAGGTAAATCAAATTATAATTGCGATACATATCAAACAGACTGCTCAACAGGTAAAGATTTGTGTGGTATATTGAAAAATACATGTAAAACATGTCCTTATGATCAAGCTAAAAATATATGGTTATCAGGTGATATTGGATTGACAAATTTTCATTTATTCAACACATTATCAATATTCCAGCCAGATATTTTAAGAAATAGAAACGGAAATATATTAATTATAGATGAGTGTCAATCATATGAATCCGTGTTTTCTGGATATTTAGATAGTAAAATTAGTGCCAACATATTAAAAAAATGTGGACTAACTTTAAAAGAAATTGAAAATTTTGATAATAGATTTATATCTAAAATAAAAAATTTAGATAAGTATTTAGAATTTATAGAAAGAAAATTAGAACCAATTTTACATGTAAAAAAAGACTTCTATGAAAATAGAATAAAAACATCCACAACTAAAAAGAAAACAGAATATACAAAATATTTACAAAATATAGATAGTAAATTATTATCATTTAAATATTTATTTGAATCATACAAAAATAATCCAAATAATATTGCTCTTGATATAATTATAAAGAAAACAGAAAAAATGTATTCAGGTGTAGAACTTATTACACAACATATTTTTATATACGAATATTTAAATGAATATGTTTGGAAACATTATGATCATGTTATATTTATGTCAGCTACAATTTTAGATAAAAAATTATTTAGCTTTATTAATGGTTTAGATGATAAATTAACAAAATTTAATAATATGCCATCTCCTTTTAAAATAAAGAATAGAACTATTTATTACCTTAAAATAGGTAAAATGAATTATTATCGTAAAGAAGAAACATTTAAAAAACAATTAATTTGGATAAAAAAAATTTTAAAAAAATATAAAAATAAAAAAGGAATGATACATACTACTAATTATGAAATAACAAATTGGTTAATGGATGAATTAAAAGATGAAAGATTATTATTTCATGATCCAGAAAATAGAAATGAAATATTAGAAAAACATTTAACAAGTTTAGAACCAACAGTCTTAGTTAGTCCATCTATGATGGAAGGTATATCATTAGATGATGATTTAGCTAGATTTCAAATACTACTTAAAATAAATTATCCAAATATATCATCTAACAAAATAAAAGCTAGACAAAAATTTAAACCTGAATGGTATTCTTGGAATACAGTTATAAATACAATACAAGCAACAGGACGTGGTGTGAGAAATGAGAATGATTATTGTGACACTTTCATACTTGATTCTAACTTCTCTGACTTATTGAAGTATAACTCGCATATGATACCTAAATACTTCACAGATGCAATTAAAGTATTAAAAATTTAATAATGTTTGTGTTTTATAAAAAATTATTGTATATTAAAATAAAAATATGAACTTTTGTTTTTTCCATAGGTATAAAGAATTAGGTGAACAACAATCTACATTTGTTAGAATAAATTATGTTCCTATAACAAGAATGGTTTTGAAGTGTAAAAAATGTGGTGATATCCAATATCGTTATAATTTTCTTGGAGTTGAAGAAAATGATATTACTCGTTGGACACCAGTAATAGATACAAGTGAAACATTATCAGAAATTAGACAAAAGAAATTGAAAAAATTGAAAAAATTATGAAAGATAAAGAAGATAAAATATTTAATATGGCAAGTTGTATGTTATCAATTTTAGATTCATTAAAATTGTTTGACAATGATTCGTTGTACATGGAAGATGAAACATTATCAGAAATGATGTTTCGTAAAATGAGTGCATATGATATCGACTTAAATAAAGAGTTAGGTTTTACTCATTTGGAACCAGTTAAAAAAAAGAATTATTATTTAATTGGTAATTCTATTGTTGAAAAAATCATAACAACAAATAATATTAATATTGAAGAAGAATTAGAAAACTCCAAAAATGATGTTGATAAAAATGATGTTGATAATTTTTATCAACATATCAGCACACTATTTCTTAATGTTATATTAAACAGGTTGGATGAATTTAACAATAAAGAAAATGTAAAAGACAAAGCAATTAAATGTAGAAAACAAATTAGAAAAATATTAGAAAAAAGAAATAAATGATAACTTATTATTTTGGCGATAAAGATTGTAAATTAGACTTTAATAATTTTTTATCTATTACAACAGATATTAAAAAATATAAGAGTAATTTTAATTCTTTTTCAGAACTATATGAATTTATTGAAACACATAAAAAAGAAATAATTCACATTTTATTTGATGGTTATGAATATTTCATTGAAAATGGTGTATTGCATAATTTGTATGGTCCAGCTTATATAAGATATAATGATCCTACAACAGATAGATTTCCATTAGGCACAAAATCTAACTGGTTTTATATTAATGGTAGGTTAGTTTGTGATAAAACAGATACAAGAGGTTGTAAAAAATTAAATGATTTTCTATACGGTGATATTTTCTTTTATGAAGAACTAACACATAAAAAATCAAATTTCAATAGAAATGCTGGCGCTTGGTATAGAAGAAAAGAAGGACTTGATTATATTAAAGATTATATAAATCTTGAAAATTTAACAAAAATGGATCAGAGATATAAAAAATTAAAAATGTTAAAAAATTTTTAATTATTAAAATTTATATATAATAAAAAATATTTCTCTTTTATGAATGAAGGTGTAGTTAGAAGTCCCAAATGGATGCGAAATTTTGTTGATTTCGAAATTAATACAGGTGATGATATTAAAGGTAAACCATCTAAAAGAAAACAAAAGAAAATTGACGAAGAACAAGAAAGATTAAGGAAAAAAGCAGAAGAAATTAGAGAAGAAAGAAAAAAAGAAGAACAAAAAGAAACTGATGAGCTTTTTAGTGAACTTTTTAAATCAGTGATGTCATATATTTTTCAAGAATATAGAAAATGTTATATACATGTTGACAAAGATAATTTTTTAACAATAGAAAAAGATGATCTCACATATAAAGATAATACTGAATTTGAATTTGAAGTCACACTAGACAATAGAACAAACATACCAACATTTAATGTAATTCTTTTATATGGAAAAAAAATATTAAATTATAAAATATCAGGTTTGGTATATACACAACTCAGAAACCATATGTTGAATGATGTCTATCAATATTATAAAATGGGTTACTCCAATAAAAAAGGTTCTAAATCAAACTCTAATTCATCAAAATCTGATTACTCTAAATACTCACGTTCAACAAAATCTGGTAGAAAGAAAACAAAAGAAGAAGAAGAAAGAGAAAACAAAGAAAGAAGATATAAAACTCTAAAAAGTACTCTTGACGGATATAGAAGGGAATATATGAAATTGGTCAATTCTGGTAATGCATCTCAAAGAGAAATAGATATAGTTCTGAATCAATTGAATAACACAAAGGACAAAATAAATAATATGAACAATAAATTCAAATTTGAATCTATATATTTTATGAAACACCTAAAACGATTCTACTCATAAACCAATTACTTTATTTTACAACTTTTTATTATTATTAAAATATATTAGTCATGATTATAGACAAAATATATGATATTGATTTAGATTACAACTACAATAATACTAATCATTTAATGACATTGAAAGATTATAATGGTAAATATGTAATCAAAATAATTCAAACTATTAATAGTTTTTCACCTGGTGCTATAAAATTTTCTGTGGTAGGATTTGATGTTTATATGGTTATTCAGGATCATAGAATGTTTAATTATTATCTAACTAAGCATAGAGAAAATGTTGGTAATATGGAACTTATGGGTTCATTACAAAACTACAATGTCTATTATGATTTAAAATTAAAACCTAATCAGGTAATAGTTAGTGATAATATGACAGAAACAAAACAATATATTATCTCTAAACAAAGGAAAGATAAATTAAAAAAAATATTAAAAAAATGAGTAAAATATTAGTAACTGGTGGCGCAGGATTTTTAGGGTCACATTTATGTCAACGATTATTAAATGAAGGAAATGAAGTTATATGTTTAGATAACTATTTCACAGGACAAAAAAGAAACATATCACATTTATTATCAGATCCAAATTTTGAAGTAATTAGACATGATGTTACAATACCAATACAATTAGAAGTAGATCAAATTTATAATTTAGCATGTCCAGCATCACCAATACATTATCAACATGATCCAATAAAAACTATACAAACATCTATATTAGGTGCCACAAATATGTTAGGATTAGCTAATAGATTAGGTGCTAAAATATTACAATCAAGTACAAGTGAAGTTTATGGTGATCCACAAATACATCCACAAACTGAAGATTATTGGGGACATGTAAATCCAATTGGTGAACGTGCTTGTTATGATGAAGGTAAAAGAGCGGCAGAAACACTTTTTGTTAATTATCATAAACAAAATGATGTTAGAATAAAAATTATGAGAATTTTTAATACTTATGGACCAAGGATGCACCCAAATGATGGTAGAGTAGTTTCAAATTTTATAATGCAGGCACTTAACAATAAAGATATTACTATTTATGGTGATGGTTCTCAATCAAGAAGTTTTTGTTATTATGAAGATCTTATTGATGGTATGATTAGATTAATGAGAACTGATGATAATGTGACAGGACCAATCAACATTGGTAATCCTAATGAGTTTACTATACTTGAATTAGCTCAAAAAGTGATAAAATTAACTAATTCTAAATCTAAACTTATTTATGAAAAATTACCATCAGATGATCCATTACAAAGACAACCAAATATTGATCTTGCTAAAAAAACACTTAATTGGGAACCGACAATACAATTAGATGAAGGATTGAAAAAAACTATTGATTATTTTACTAAAATTACAACAATTAGATAAATGATGTTTAAAGATTATAGAGATGAAAGAATCCTAAATGTAATTGAACCAATTGGATATGAATATAGAGTTGGTAACTATTATGTTTTAGCTGAGGATGATGGTTATATAAATATACATTATTATTATAATGATAAATTATATATTAATTTCCATAAAAATTATTATCACGGTAAAAATATATCAGATGCAGAACATAATCACGACTTTAATAATTATAGTGATTTTTTTAAATTTTTACAAAGTTATCATAAACAATATTTTAGAAAAATTAAAATTAAACAACTAAATGATAAGTAAATGTATCTGCATAAAAGATTATTATGCGAATTTAGATTCTGATTACCCAACATATAAAAACGGAGAATATTACGAATATACTGATAAAATGTTTGTAACAAGAAATTATCCTGCAGGATATAATGTTAAATTTTCAAAAGGTGAGTATTTATTTTTTAGATTAAAAGGATTCACTAGATATGGTGAATTTGATACACATTTCAAAACATTAAAAGATATTAGAAAAGATAAACTAAATAAGATAAATGTTAATAAAAAAAGAATATAATTTTGAAGCACCAAAAAAAGAATTAGAACATTTTGGTATTGGTTTCCTTAAAGATTTTTATTACAAATCAATAAATAAAATGGTAAAAGAATTGTATAATGAAACAAAAGGTTATGAAGGTTATGAAAACATTATTGTTTATATAGGCTCTTATATATTTACATTAATAAAAGATGCATATAATATAGATACACCTGGAATAAATTTTGAATATATTGACTTTAGAAATTTCATAAACATTGTAGATAAAAAACCAAAAGATAGTACACTTATAGGTTTTCTTATAAACAGAGAAATTTATTATAGTAGTTCACTTAAAAATGAAATAATAATTTCTGATAATAAACAAGAAGCTGAAATGTGTATAACATTAAAAGAGAGAAAAAATAAATTAAAAAAATTGAGATGATATTAACAAGATTAAAAAATGAAGAAAGACTTGAGTTAAAAAAAGAATTGATTGAATTTATAAATAATAAAGATTTCTTCTGGAAAATGGTAAATCATATTAATTGGAAAGATTTAACTAAGTTAGGTAGAGTCAATGACCATAATTATATGCCAACTGCAAAAGATAGATTTTCAAATTATATTGATAGATTTGTAAGATTAGAAAAATTAAATAAAATAGATAACAACAATTCGAATGTTTTTTATTCACATAAAACATATAATGATATAGCTAAAGAATATAAAATAGAATATACAACCATTCTTAAAATGTTAGAAAATTATTTTGTTGACACAGTTAAAGATGCAGTTGAAAATTCTAACGAAAGTATATTTTTATCAAGTGATAGTTATTGGGATTTAAGGAGTTCTATCATTGGTTATGGTAAAGAATTTATGTTGGAAATTTTAGAGGATGATGAAATATTTATAGATATGGTAAAAAATCTAAAATATTGTGAAAATTTTGGATATATATTCCCACACAAAATATAATTAATATATGATTATCTATAAACAGGAGAGAACTTTTTTTTATATATAGAAAAACAAAAACTTTTATGAAAAAAGGTACAACAGAAACTTTTATAGAAAAGGCAAACATTATTCATAATTTTGAGTATGATTATTCATTAGTAAATTATGTAAATAGTTACACAAAAGTAAAAATAATATGTTCTATACACGGTGTTTTTGAACAGCGAAGTAGTTCACATTTAAGAGGACAAAAATGTATAAAATGTGTTAACGATAATCAAACAAACGACACACAATTTTTTATAGAAAAAGCAAATAGTGTACATAATTTTAAATACAATTATTCAAAATCAAAATATATTAATAATAAAACTATCATAAAAATAATATGTCCAATACATGATATATTTGAACAAAAACCGTCTAATCATTTATCGGGTTCTGGTTGTATAAAATGTCGTAATGATAATTATAGAAATATAGATTATATAAATAAATGTAATTTAAAGTTTGAAAATAAATTTGATTATTCGTTAGTTAACTATGTTAATAATAACACAAAAGTAAAAATTATTTGTCCTACACATGGTGTATTTGAACAAACATTAAAAGATCATTTTAATAGTAATGGTTGTCCATATTGTTCTGGTAAAAAAATGAACACTGATCTTTTTATAGAAAAATCAAATAAAAAACACAACAATTATTATAAATATTCTTTAAGTGAATATAAAGGCGCATTTAAAAAAATAAAAATTATTTGTCCAATACATGGTATATTTGAGCAAGTATCGTCTGTTCATTTATTTGGTTCTGGTTGTCCAATATGTAAATCATCGAAAGGAGAAAAAAATATTATATCATTATTAAATGATAAAAATATTAAATTTATACATCAACATAAGTTCAATAATTGTAAATATATAAACGATTTAATTTTTGATTTTTATCTACCTGAAAAAAATATGTGTATAGAGTATAATGGTATTCAACACTATAAACCAATTGATTATTTTGGCGGTGAACATTGTTTTAATAAAAATAAAAAACGAGATAATATTAAAAAGAAATATTGTAAAAATAATAACATAAAATTAAAAATAATAACATATAGAGATAATATAGATAAAAAAATAAATCATATTTTAAATGAATAAAAAAAAGACAATAGAAGAAAGATATAAGAAACTTACACCTAAAGAGCATATCTTAAAGAGACCAGGTATGTATATTGGTAATGTATATACAGAACCAACAGAAATGTACGTCTTTGAAGATATTAATGAGATTAAAGGTAATAAATTTATTAATAAGAAAATAAATTATAATGCAGGTTTTATTAAATTGTATGATGAAGTATTAACAAATGCATCTGATCACTATATTAGAACTGGTGGTAAAGTCAAATTTATTAAAATAATAGTTAAAAAGGATTTCATATCGGTTGAAAATGATGGACCTGGTATTCCTGTTAAGATACATAAAGAACACAAAATACATGTACCTGAATTAATATTTTCAGAATTAATGTCTGGTGAAAATTTTTCAGATGAAGATGAAAGATTAATAGCGGGTATGAATGGACTTGGTGTAAAATTGACAAATATTTTCTCAAAGATGTTTATAGTAGAGACAGCGGATGGAAAAAAGAAGTACACGCAGTCGTTTACTAATAATATGGACAAAAAAACTAAACCTAAACTGGTTAAGTCAACAAAGAATTACACTAAAATTACATATTATCCAGACTTTGAAAAATTCGAAATAACGGAAATAACAGATGAAATTCAATCAATATTTTTAAAAAGAGCAATTGATATTGCTGCTTATAGTCCTGGTGTGAAAGTTTATTATAATGGTAATTTAATACCTATAAAAACTTTTAAGGATTACATGAAAATGTTTATTTCTGATGATATTGATTTTTTCTACGAGAAAATAAACGATAATTGGGAAATTGGAGTATCAAGTTCAACAAATGATATGTTTCAACAAATATCTATGGTTAATGGTATATCAACACATGTTGGTGGTACACATGTTAACTATATATCAAATCAAATAATAAGACTATTAGGTGATAAAATTAACACAAAAACATCAACAATTAAACAATCAGTTATAAAGAATCATTTATTTTTATTTCTAAATTGTAGAATACCAAATCCAAATTTTGAAACACAATCAAAAGAAAATCTAACAACTAAAATGGTTGTAAGTATAACTAGAGGTGTTGAAGTTTCAGAAGCATTTATTAAAAAATTAGCATCATCAGAAATAAAAAATGATATTGTTAATTTTGCAGCATTGAAAGAATTTCAAGAAGCTAAAAAATCAACACAAAACGGTAAAAAGAAGAAAATAAAAATTGAAAAGTTAGATGATGCTAATAAAGCAGGTAAATCACCAGATAGTATGAAGTGTCATTTATTTCTAACTGAAGGTGATTCCGCTGCCGCAACAGCCAAAAGAGGGTTCTCTGTTACTGGTAATGATTACTTTGGTTTATTTCCACTTAAAGGAAAACCATTAAACGTGAGAGATGTTACATTACAAAAAATGAGAGATGATGCTGAAATATCAAGTATTGTGACAGCATTAGGACTTGAATTTGGTAAAAAATATACAAGTACTAGAACATTAAGATATGGTAAAGTTGTTATTATGTCTGATATGGATTGCTTATCAGAAGATACAAAAATACTAACATTTAATGGTATAAAAAAGATAAAAGATTTAACATATGATGATAAGATATTAACACATGAAGGCACGTATGAAAGTATAGAAAATATAATAAAAACAAAAAAAGAAGAATATGTTAATATTAACATAAACGGTGAAAATATAAAATGTAGTTTATTTCACAAAATGTTAGTATATAGAGACGGGAATGTTAAAGAAATTTATGCTAAAGATATACTAACAAGTGACTTTTTATTAAGAAAAAAAGAATAAATGCCATCATTATATTTTTATATATAAATAAAACAAAAACACAATTATATTCATTTAAATAAAAATCACAATGGTAATTTAAATCTTCAACAAATTCCATTATAGAATATTATGGTGATTATTGGCATTGTAATCCATTGTTTTACAATAAAAATTATTATCATCAATATATAAACCTGACAGCACAAGAAATATGGGAAAAAGATAAAAATAGAATAA